AATGTCAATGTCTCCATCTTCTACATCGTCGGCCATTTCTTGCACTTCAGCTTTGGTTAGTTTTGACATTGTGATTCCTTGTTTAAATTATTTATTTGAAAAGGATCAAGCCCATTAACAAGGTCTGTCCAGCGAATCCCAAACAGATGGTGGCCACATACAAAAAGTTACGCTCAATCAGGCTCTTGAAGAATAGAGTGATTAAGGCGCCCCAAACAAATACCATGAGATCCACCGGTGGCAGTTTATCACTCTGCGCCATCAGCACTGCCAATAGTGTGGGTACACTGGCAAAGTGCAACAAGATGATAGTGACCCAGCCTAGAGTGTGTGCGCTGATATGGCCAATATGTTCGTTCAGCCACGCATATACTTGACTGGGAATATGACCAATGCGATTTAGAATTTCCATTTTGCTTCCTTATTTGTAAAAAATGTGATGTCCAATTTTAGCCACTTGCTCTTTTTTCCAATGTGGATTTACATAATCTGCATGATAGTATAGAGCATTTTTCAAACTAGGCAACCGATAGTCTTCTAGTAGAACTTTTTGGGCCGCAATCATACTCTCATTGTAGTTGACACGATTGGCTGGCCTAAATGCCACTTCCCTATCGCATACCCAAGAGAATTGACATACCACCCGTTCGTAGAATACATTTTTTTGGTAAATGACTTTACAGACATCTCCGGGGAATTGACTGCTGGCTGCACGATTCATTGTGACCTGTGCTACAGCAACTTTGCCTTCGAACGGCTCACCACCTGCTTCATGGTAGATATTTTTAGCAAGGCAACCCAATTGCCGCTCTCTCATGGCTGCTGTCACCTGTGCAGTTTCTACAGGCTCTATACGTGCAAATTTATCACGCACTGCCCAATCTAATAACATTACTGCCACGAGCAATGCCACGAGCATAAACAGGTTAGTGATAAATTTTGCACTAACTGATGATGCATTGGTAGGTGTATGTTCCAACACCACTGTGTTATCATTCATGCTTGTCCTTTCAAGTAAATTACTTAAACCTTGTGCTGATACTAGTATAACACAAAAAGTTTATTAGAGCAACCAGCGCTCTATCCTTGCATGCTGCCCAATTGTTTTGCATAGGCCATGGGATCCATTTTTGTTCCTGGATCTATTCCAAATGCCTGCATGCGACTTAAATTTCTGCTTTCTTGTAGGCTGGCCTTTAGTGAATCACCATACAAGCCCGGCTGAGCCATATTAGAAATTTGTGAGCCTAACCCTAACTGCATGGGATCAACTGCGAATCCCGGTATTTGTGTGCCCATGCTAGCAACACCTTGCATGTTACCTGTGGGTGCAGCATTGCCAAATTGCATACCTACTATTTGTTGGTTGGTTTTTTCAGTTGATATTCTATTACCAATACCAATTAATTTGTCATTACTATCAGAAATAATATCTTGCAGTCCCGGTTTGGTAATTACGTTATCACTTAACGTTTTTAGTGTTGCAGAATCTGGATTGGGATTGTTTGCTAGATAATCATGCAAGGCCCTGACATCAGCATCATCGTTGATCAGCGTTGCTTGCGCCTGTACCATATCGGCAATTTCATTAGTATAGCCAACTCCGGCAGCAGACCCAATTATATCTACAGTGGTTGGATTGCCAAATGGACCCGATCCTGTACCCATGGCGCCTCCGATATCCAATGTGCCATCTGCTGGCGACATTGATTTTAGATTATCTAAACTATCATATGAACCAGTTTCAATGCTGGCATAAAAATCAGCCAGCTCTGTAAAATTAGAGAATCTTCCACCAACATTACCCAATTTGTTACCCAATGATGCTAGGCTGGGCATGGTTGAGGAAATTCTAGGACTGAATACTAGGTCAATATTTAACACGTCTGACAAATTAGACATCCCAGCTAAATCATAAGGTCGGTAATTGGTCAGTGTTACTATATCATCAAAATTGCTGCCATTGATTGTAGCTAATATTTCTGTTATGACTGTGGGGTTTGCACCCGATAAATCTGTAAGAACAAATCCTTGTTCTTCTAATTTTGGAGATAGGCTTCCGACATCTCCATAACCTTGATTGATTAAATTCATGCATAGAGTACCGGGGTCACCTAGATTAGCCAAGTCAGATATGCTGTACATGGTTCCTAGGTCTCTTAGCTCTGTTGCTAGATAGAACGTTTCCGTTGAACTAAACTGACTAGTGACTCCGCCACTGATAACATCTTTATAATTTTTAAAAGTAAATCCTAAATCATCAAATTTCATTCCTTGTGCCTGTGCCAAGGCGCCATGCAAACCAAATGTAGTTGCAGCAAACCCACTGGATTGTCCCATATAATTAGCAAATTTGCTAGGACCACCGCCAGCTATGTTATTGGCATTAGTAGTAACATCACCAACTAAATTGCTGCCACTACTAATAATACCGGCTGGGGGCAATCCGGTCATGAATCCCGGTAACGTTTCAAGTATGCTTTTATTTTCCGGTGTTGTTCTTGTATATAATCCTTGCACAGATCCACTAATACCAGTGGTATTGAAATCATTAGCAGCAGAAGTTAAGTCGGGGCTAACACCAATGCCTTGACCTTTAATTATGCCTACGGTGGCTAGTAACAGTGTTGGTGTGTAATCTGACATGATTATTTCCCGTGATTGGCTAGACCAACGTTGGCAACATTACCGTTCATCATGGTCAGCACTCGGTTAATTGTTTTGACTTTTAGACCAAACGGAGGTACTACTGCACCTGGTGCAGTTCTAATATCACCGGCAAAATACCCTAAGTGTAACCATGCTACTAAGTACCCATGGCCGGTATGGTATTCTAATAGTAATTGATCAACTGGTATATTATCTTTTATCCAAACCGCAATATCATAGTAATCTTTTGCTGGTATGCTGACTCCTGCAGGAGTATTAAATTGTACATCTATGGCCTGCCCATAGCCGTGTGGACCTTTTCCGATGAGTTTGCCAGTACGTAAACTACAGTTAATGACAGCATTGGGATATTTAACTTTAAGAGGTTCCCACACATAATAACACAAGTTTGCTAGGTTACAAATAATCTGATCAGGCGTTAGGCCCATTTGAGCTGGAACACCTGTCAATTTGTATTTGGGTATAGCCACCAATTTGTTAATAAAATCGCCAAGAGTATTTTTTGAAGTAAGTGGAGTGGTCAGAGCAACATTAGTGGGACAAACAACTGTTTCCGTTCCTACTTCTTTTGCTGGTGGTCTATTATCAAAAATTGATGCTATTGATTTTTTGCCGGTAGCTATTGATATTGCATTAAAAATACCCAATTGAATTTGTTGTTGTACATAACGTTCAGCTCGGGCTCGCCCCTCGGGGGTTTGATCATCTAGATCATCATTGGCTAGTTGTTCAGCAGTTACCTTAGGTATCAATGGTGGTGAACCAGTATTTTTGCCTGCAACGGCATTATCCCCTATCACTACAGCTGATGAAAAGGGCCAAATTGACCAAGAAGCATTACCGCCCATATTAAATAATAATCTTAGTAGATTTTGTTATTGGTTCAATACCAGTTGTGGTCTTGATATAGTAGTCCGACATCTGCTGGATCACATCACACTGCATCATCACATGCTCGCGAGCAATGCTCACTGAACGATCAGGATCAAGACTGAACATGGCCTGTATTAACCCAAGACCTTTTGGTCCTCCCACTACCACACATGGGCGATCAATTACGTATTCGGAGTCCGTAATAGATTGTACTTTGCCAATGACTTCGTCACCATTGACCAATTTAAACGCACGAATATCGCCTACGGCGAAGTTATTAGTTACTAACATTTTCTTCCTTTAATAATTGAGTGAAATCCGAATCAGTTAACCGAGCCAGGCCAGTATAGCCACCTTCGACAAATAACTGACCTGCTTGATAAATTTGTGGCACTGTGCGATGTCCTGCGGCCATGATAAACTCTCTAGCCGAGTCGTCTAGATCCACACGTACTTCTTCAAATGCAATATTTTTCTTGGTGAGTAGTGCTTTGGCTTGATCGCAAAAAGGGCAATTTTTCTTACTGTATACTGTTAACATGTGGTTCCTTTATAGATTGGGCAGCTGATCGTAATCCACGTCAGCTGTCATGACACCAATTACATAACTGGTGCTTTCTGTTTCTTGTAGTGCGCTCTGTTTATTGCTGCTGTTGGTGTGTTTGTTAAACCAGGGAATTGGTGTAGTACGTGGTGCTGGGGCTTGATACTTGATACCAATGTCCTTCAGCGCACCTGCTGCGGTATAGTCCACAAAGTCTTTGAGGATGTTGGCATTCAAACCAATCACTGGTCCTTTATTG